CAAGTCTTCTAGGCCGCAGTAGCTCTTGTAATTCCTTATCTTGTAATGAATTACAAAATTGAATTTTTATTGGCGTTTATCCGTAATTCCTTAAAATTTCTCAAATAGTACCTTAAAAAAGTACCTTATAAAAGAGAAATATTGATAATTAGGAGGGAACGGAAAATGCCGAAGAAAAACCATGATTTATTCTGCCTGTTCAAAAAACTGACCCCGTCAGGCCGCGTTTGGTATGTGAAATTCTGGAATAACGTCACGTTTCGATATATTGCCGTTAAAAGCACAGGTATACCGGTAGAAGGCAAAAAAGAGCGCCGCAGGGAGGCCGAAGACGCGGCCCGCGCTATGCTTGCCGATTTTATGATTACCAAAACGCATAAAACGTCTTTCCTGGACTATGTCGAAAATTTCTGGCGGCCGGAAAGTCCCTATTGCAGGGAAGCGGCGAACCTGAGAAAAAAACCGTTGTCAATCGCCTACATAACCCAAAACCGCGAGGCCGTAAAAAAACATTTGCGTCCGTTTCCGGGTTTTGCGGGAATCGCTCTTGAGCAGCTAACAGCCGGAATTATCCGCGACTGGATGCTTTGGGCAAACGGTAACGGGGCGTCGGACAGGAGAATAAATATCGTATTACAGGCCGTGAGGGTGGCCGTCCGTTACGCCGTCGAGCGGGAGGAATTGAAAAGGGACCCGTTTAGAAACGTAAAGCCGCTGCCCGAAAAACGGAAAGAAAAAGGCGTGCTGACGCCGTCCGAAGTTTTAAACTTAACCGAAGCCGAAATCAAAAATCCGCGCTGGAGACTGGCGGTACTGCTCGGCTGCCTTGCGGGAATGAGGCGCGGGGAGATTCGCGGCCTGCAATGGGGCGACATATCGGACGGCGTGATACACATACGGCACAACTGGATAAAGAGCGAAGGTTTGAAATCCCCGAAATGCGAAAGCACCCGTATTGTTCCCGTTACCGCTTCCGTTCAGTCTTTACTTGACAAAGTCCGCGGCGTTTCAAAAAATACCCGGCCCGAAAGTTATATTTTCGAAAGACTTGACGACCCTGACGTTCCCGTAGGGGACCAGTTTTTCCGCCACGCCCTCGACCGCGAACTGGACGCCGTAGGCATACCCGGCTGCTGGCCGCGCTGGAAAAAGGAAAAGCCGCCCGAAGGCTACGTTAACGAGCAGAAACGGCGAAATATCACTTTCCATTCTCTCCGGCATACTTTTATAACGCTGAGCAGGATGGCGGGAATCGCGGACATCGAAATACAGGCCCTTGCCGGACATAAGGACGGGCGCATGATGGAGAATTATTCGCACGCCGCACAGGTGCTGGACTTCGGGGCCTTACGGGAAAAAATGAACGCGGTAATCGGGAGGGGCGCGTGAAAAAAAGGCTTGACCATGGCGGGATACGGAGTAACAATATTTTACAGGGTGATTGACGGAGGGGAGGTATGGGATACAATGCAGTATTGGCGTGATATTGAAATTTGGTATCATTGCGGAGACGATAAACACGGAATATTGGCTTTCTATAACGGAGAGCCGACACCGGGAAAATTGTCCGACTGTTTCAGGGGAACTCATAAATCGCGCTGGGGCGAAATCCTCAAAGGCGCGAAAGCCACCGGAATATACGGCAAAATAATACGGGGGATTAAGCGTTTCGGTTTTCGCGAATATATGGCAATACACAATGACAATGTTTTATTTTCGGGAACAAAATACTATAAATTTGTTGAATTAAAAAAACGGGATACGGCTGAAAAGAAAGCTTTTAGTCTTGAACGCAGAAAATTAAGGTTAGAAAATTTAAAGGAGGCGGAGTCAAGGGCGTAAAATAACGGTTTTTTTAAGACAATTTAACAGAGCGTTTATTTAAAGCTGCGGGTACGGCGTAAAGCACGGTAAACTGGCAACGAGCATCGTTCATATTACCGCAGGAGCAACGGACAGATAAAGCCTGAGATCCCTTGTAAAATCCGATATATTGGATTTCAAGCAGACAGGCCGACTACCGGTTAAAGCAGAGTGAAGTTGCGTCCTTTAAATATAGACGGCATCCCGCGGTCATGTCGTTGACGGCCTGCGGGATCAGCGCGATTTAACAAACGTAGCGCCTCTCCATTAAACAAAGCGCGTGGAATCAAATCTATTCCCATGCGCGTTTATGGAGGGCGTATATGATGCCAATCCAAACGGAAGCGTCGCTTCCAAAATTCGTAACCGTCGCCGAACTTGTGGCGGTTACAAAAGTCAGCCGGCAGACGATAAGCCGGAAACTGCGTAAAAACGAAATTCCCCACGTAAGGCTGGGCGAGAGAATTCTCATTCCCGCGTCGTTCCTGACGGATATGGAAAACGCCGCGTTCGCGGCTGCCGGACAAAGGGGCGTATCGTGATCGCCGACTTCATTGCGGACACCATGTCCAATTACCTGAACGGGGGAATGTCTCCGGAAACCGCCGCGAGGTTTACGCGGGGGGAATTAGAGGCCATTTACAAAGGCGACCACCGAAGCAGGGACGGGTCGGGCATATGGCGCGTAACGCCGCCGCCCGAGGATATACCGTCAGAAACGGCTATGTATAAAGCGGACGTGGCGATAGCGGAAATTGCCGGCCGTTCCCGCGCGCCCTCGGGGAATCCGCCGGGCGTCTACAGGGGCAAAGACGCGGTAAAACAGGCCCTTGCCGCGGGAATAAAAATCAAACCTTTTTTCGCAAAAAGCCCCGACAACGATCCGGACGCGTATACGTCCGATCCGCGGCAAATAACGGTGATGTGGAACGACGGCCAGCGGCGCTTTAAGGCGTTTATACGGGGCCGGTTCCTTGTCTTGGACGTCGACCGCAAGCCCGGCAAGCCCGACGGTCGCGGGGCGTTTTACAAAATGTTTCCGCGCGAAACCCTGCCTGCGGAATTTCAAAACCTTCCCGAATCATTCCCCTGTTATACGCGGACGCCGTCGGGCGGGTTTCACCTGTATTTCAAGTATGAAGGACCGGAATTGAAACTGCGGGAACTGGTACCGGGCGTCGAGATCAAGGAACGGCAAATCACCTGCCCCGGCAGCCGCAGGGATGACGGCGGGGAGTACGTCCTTTACGGGGAACCGGACAAGGCACCACCGTTACCAGGCTTTATCGTCGGCGCAGTCGAAGAAACAAAACGGAAAAAAGAACGGGCAAAGGCGGAACGCTTGAACGCCAGGGTAAAGGCCGCGGCCGACCGCCCCGTGCGGTTCGCGTATCCGCGCGTTACGCTTGACGATCTGGCGCTGGAGGCCGCCGGCGACTGTTCGGGCCATCACGACAGGCAGGTTTCTTTCGCGGGCAAGGCTTTCCGGTGCGGATATACCGCCGCCGATGCCTTGCGTTATGTGAAATCAAACCACGCGATTTTCGGCGGCGGGGCCGATACGGAAAACACGGTTTTATCAGTGTACCGCGACAACGGGAGGGCATTATGACGGAAATTATAAACCGCCTTATGGCAAACGGCGCAAAATGTAAACTGCGCCTAACAAAATACCACCGATGGGAATTGGAGGGAATCACATGGAAAGGATAAAAAATAACCCGGCCGCCGGGGCGAATCGGCGGGCCGGGCAGGAAGGAAAAGCGGATACTGATCAGAATATACGTCACGGCGGCGTTGTTGTCAAGAGGAAAAAAAGCGCGGCTTTCAAAAACCTAATTAATAACGCGAAACCAAAATTCACGTTCCGCCGTTATGAAAAAATCTTCGCCGAAGAAATAGCGGCGGCGGCGGACGGGAATATCAAACACGACGCGGGCGACGGCTGGCGTATATTCGACCCGGAAAGCGGAAGATTCATTCCCGCAGATAAACTGGTAATGCTTTACATCGGAGAAATGGCGAAGCGATTTATTTCTCAGGCGACGAAAATCCAGGACGAAGACAAAAGAGAAGACGTTATTAAATTCGGCGCGAAGCTCCTGAACGCGCAGGGCATTAGCAACATCGAGCGCCTGTTAAAAAACGAACAGGACGTATCCGCGATTGAACAGGATTATTCAAGCATACAGCATATCTTAAACTGTTGCGGCGACGTCCGGAGCGCGGACGGGACTTCGCGCGGAGCGACGGCCGATGATATGTTTTTAATGTCGGCGTCCGTCAGGCCCGCCGAGGGAAATCCTGAGAAATTTCTCGTATTCTTGAATTGGTTTGTCTGCGGCAACGAGGAATTGAAAGAATGGTTATTGACGGTAATGGCCACTGCCTTATTCGGCTTTCCGTCAAGACTGATAATAAACCTTTACGGGCAGGGAAGAAACGGCAAGGGGACGCTTTTAAGGCTGCTCTACAAACTGCTGGGCGATTACGCGACGACGCTGTCGCGATCCCTTGTTTTAAAGTCAAGATTAACCAACAACAGATTCGACAAGAGTAATCTGCCGAACAAGCGCGGCGCGTTTTGCATGGACTTGAAAGTGGAGTCGGGCGAAAAATTAAACCTTGACGAACTGAAAAGCATCTGCGGGGACGGCGACATCGTTCCCATTGAACGTAAAATGAAACCGCTGTTTGACCAGGCATTATTTTGCAAGGTCTTTATCAACAGCAATGATAAACTTCCCATTGATTCTTTCGGCGAAAGCGAGCGAAGCCGGTTCCGTCTGGTTCCCTGCCTTGCCCGTATCGACGAACCCGATCCCGGACTTGAAGACGACCTGCAAAAAGAATTTCCGCAAATTCTGAATTTGCTTCTGGAGAAAGCCGAAGCCTGGTACGCGGACGGGCGGAAACTTCCGCCGTGCAAAGTTATTGACAGGACGACGGACGAATATTTTAACAAACAGGACGTATTAGGCCAATTCATAGCCGACAAATGCTCTCTCGGCGAAGGGTTGCGGACAGTCAAGAAGGATTTATTTAACGCTTACGAGCAGTATTTATACCGCGAACAGGGAATAACGCGCCATGGAAAAATAAAAAATTTCGCCGCCGACTTGGAAAAAAGGGGTATTTCGGAAGGTTTTACAAAAGACAAAGACGGGAAAACCGCGAGATGTTTTGTCGGGATAACGCTTTCAGAACACACAGACACAAAAAAACCTGAATTTGATATTCCTTCTCATGAGAAATCAAATCTTGAAGAGAATGCTAAATTTGAGAATTTTTGTGTCCGTGTGTCTGAAAAACAGGAAATTCCCGATAAAGTCAGATATGACAGCGAGGATCAGCAAAAGTTATGGGAGGACGAAAAAGCCGTGATTTACTAAAAAAACCTTGAAAAACCGCCTTTTTATGGGCGTTTTTACCGGCCCGCCGTACGGCTGGGCTTATATCCAATTATCGTCGTTGATGACGAAAGGAACGTTACATGAAAAACGAGGAACTTAAAGAACATGAAAGGATGGCGAGCCGTATATTCACGGCTTTAACCGCCAACTATCAGGATGGCGGGCTTACGCTTGAGGAGCTTGCCGCAAGGGCGTGGCAGGCCGCGGACGCGTTCTTCAGGGCTGGAGAGGCGTACAGAATAAACAAGCGCGTCGAGAGTTCCCAAGACCGCGAGGACGAGAAGTTCATGGGGACGGACTGGGAAGAATGGCCGAACTGTTTAACAAGCCAGTCCTTAATAGACAAGAGGCACGCCGAAATAAAAGCTAGAAGAGGGAAGGCTTTTGACGACCTGTCGCGGTTGCGGAGGCTTACAGGCCCGTCCGCTATCATGAACGCCGTCCGTTAGGCGTAATTAATTACACTTAACGGAAAGGGAAAGGCCGGAACCGGAAGCGGGATTGTCGCGGATATTCTCCAAAAGCCCTCAAAACGCGCGGGGAAGCCTGTTATCGCGTCGGGCGGGGTCTTGTCATGTTTTATTTTCAAAAAAGGTACTGTGCGGCCGGCCCGCCCCCCGGCAGCGCTAAACTTCGCGACCGTGAATTGCGTTTCCGTATGAAAAAAATTCGGGGTTCTTATTATGCACTTGACCATAGCAATGAGCCGGCTGACGCTTTAAACATGAAGAAAAAAACTATACAGGAACGGGGTAAATCCCTACTGGAAATCTCGAAAAACCGGGGCGTTTCTTACGAAGCCGTAGTCCACATGAAAGACCGCCGCGACATCAAGCCGATCGGCAAAAGGGGACGGGCTTCGCTGTACGATCCGGCGGAATTTCAGGAAAAGGAAACGGCCGGAGGCGGCGTGGAAAGAACCGACTGGCGCAGAAGGTTCGAGAAGGCGCGGACCGAGAAACTGGAAATCCAGAACGCGAAAGCGAGGGGCGAGCTTATCGACCGCGCCCTTATCGCCCGCGTATTTTCGCAAATATACAGCATCGACAGGTCTATACTTATGAACATCGGCGCCGCCCATGCCGGAACCATAGCCGCCCTCGGCGGCGATACGGCAGACCGATCCCTGAAAATCCAAAAAATTATCGACGGGGAAATCTACGCCGCGCTCGGCGCGGTGAAAGCCGAAATAAACAAATTCCTTAACCAGACGGGGTGCGGCAAAATAGAAGACGCCGTTCCGGAACCGCGGCCTACGAAGCCGAAGGCGAAACCGCCGCAGTCCGCGTAAAAAAGCCGGCGGGTTAAAACCGGGACGGCCACGGCCGGGAGGCCGCAGGAACATTGAACGACATTGATTTCCTGTTACTGCAAAACGAGGCGAAACCGACAGATCCCCCTCCGTCTTCAATTTGCGCGTGGGTGGAGGCGAAGCGCGTACTTCCGCCCAACACGCCGTTCCCCGGCCCGTACAGGTTTTCCCGCACGCCCTACCAGCGGGAAATCTGCGAGAACATGGGTCCCTATTCCCCGGTACAGAACATAGCGGTATTAAAATCGCGCAAGGTGGGCCTGACTACCGCGATGGAAGGGGCAATCGCCTTCTGGTGTTTCGCGTGGCCGACCGACGTCATATACGCGACCGCGACCGAAGCGCTCGCGAAGCAGTGGGCGACGGAAACTTTCATGCACGTCATAGAATCGATGGGATACCGCAACAGGCTTATCCCGTTATATTCCGAAGGCCGAAACAAACGGAGCGCGGTAACAAAAGGAAAAATCGAATATCTGGGCGGGCATCTCGATATTATTTCGTCTAACAGCATAGACGCGCGCAGGGCGAAGAACGCGAGAATTATAGCGCTTGACGAGGTTGACGGCGTTCAGGAAATGACGACGACGGGCGAAGGCGCGTATTGGGAAATTTTACGCGGACACCAGAAAGCGTGGGGCGCGCGTCGCAAATTTATCGCGTTTTCAACTCCGACTACTTACGAATTGTCCGCAATCTGGAAACTATACAACGAGGGCGACTGCCGCAAATTTTTCGTGCCCTGCCCAATATGCGGGGAACATATCGAGCTTAAAGATTCGGATGAAAACGACGGCTTAAAGAGCGGGTTAAAAGCGGAAACCAGGGCGGGGCTGATTACCGACGTTTATTATTTATGCGAACATTGCGGCGAACCGATACGAGACAACGACAAAATGATCATGTACTCTGACAATCCCGTCTGCAAGAAACACCCCGAGAAAAAACTCGAGCCGGCGCGGTGGCGGCCGACGCGGACGATAGCCGATCCGTATACCCGAAGCTACAGCCTTAATTCCCTTTACTCTCCCATAGGGGCGATGACGTTTCGGGACGTTTACGAGGCGAAAATAAAGGCCGGGGAGAAAGGCGCGGACGGAATGCGAAGCTACCTAAATTTAGACATGGGGCTGCCTTACAGGGATACGGCCGTGCGCGTAAAAATAGACACGGTATTAAATTTGCGCGGGGAATACAAATCGGGGGAAGTCCCCCGCGACGTTTTGTTTCTGGTCATGGCCTGCGACGTCCAGCGCGGATCGGAGAAGGACGAAAAAAACCCGCCGCGCATCGAGGCGGAAATCATGGGGGTATGCAAGAACCGCATAACCTACAGCGTTTTGCATAAAATTTTTTACGGGGATACGGAAAACCTGTATGCCGGCGCGTGGGCGGCGATGAACGAATGGGCGGCGGAAACGGGCCTGCAGTTTACCCGCGCGGACGGGCGGATAATGCGGGTCGTAATCTGCGGCATCGACGCCGGCGACGCGGGCGAAGGCAGGGCCGAGACCGTGTATAATTTCTGCGCCCAATGGAAAAACACTTTTCCCATAAAGGGATTCCACGATCTCACCGCGAGAAAAAAAGAAAAAGGCGATCTGCCCGGCGGATTTAAACGTTACAGGGCCGCCCGCATAGGCGGCGCGGACGGCGCTTTCATTCTGGAAGTGAACACCGCCCATTACAAATCCGCCCTGTTTTCCCGGCTGAAGGTACCGAGGGAACCAGGCGACCGGCAAAAATTCGGCTTTTGCGGTTTTCCGAGGGATTACGAAGACGAGTATTTCTTGCAGCTTACCGGCGAGGAAAAGAAAACCGACGGCAGTTTCCACAAAACCCGCGAGCGCAACGAAGCCCTTGACTGCCGCGTTTATAACATGGCGCTCGAGGATTTTTTTCTTGACGCGCAGATCGCGGCGTGGAAGGCCGAGTACGTGAAAAAAGGCTATAACGCATTCCGGCTTTCGCAGATAACGCCCGCCGCGGTGCTTGATTATATGGCCGGCAATCCCGACAACTATTTTCCGGTGGGTTACAGATGATTTTTATTTTATGTCCGGCGCGAAAAAAACGCTTGACATTTTTCGAGGGTTATGTAAAATCATATTATATAAAACTACCGTTGGGATAACGGAAGGAGAAATTATGAACTGTTCCACAATCGCGGCATTATTGCCGCCCGCCGTGAAATTCAACGCCTTGTTAAACAAGAGCCGAATTTTCAAATCCAGTATACAAACCGCATTTGAAACCGCCGACAGATTAACCCCAAGGGTTAACGCCGCCGGACCGGATCGTTTTCAAGCCCTCGCGGAAACTCCCGCGATGCGAACAGTCCGCGCGCTGGCGCCGCATAATCCGATGGCGGGGAGGTTTTAACATGAGTATTGAAAAATGGAAAAACCTTGCCCCGAAAAAAGAAAATAAAATTTCCGAGGAAAGCGCGAGCGAGCAGTTGAAAAAACTTCTGACGTACTACGAAACCGACTTTGACGACGCGGCGCCCGAATTGGAAACGGCGATCAACCAGATCATGGGCCGCATACTGTCCGCCTTCATGCAGGGCAAAATCGAATTAAAAGACGAACCCGACGGAAAACTGTCAATCATACAGCATATAAAGAAATCCGAAAACGGCGCGGACACGCTCACCTACCGGGCGTTAAAAGGCGGCGACAAAGTGAAGATTGACCAGGCCGGAAACGATCCGACGGCGCGCATGCACTGCCTTATGGGATTACTCTCCGGTTACGGCGCGGACGCTATAGGAAAATTATCCGCCGGGGACTTGCGCGTAACGGAGGGTCTGGCCGGTTTTTTTTGCGCGTTATGCTAGCGCTCGATTTGTGGATCGGGCGTGTCGCCTTTAAATTTTCCGCGCCCGAAGCCGCCATGCGAATGTCGTTTAACGAATT